GCCGATTTATCAAAATATGGAGGTTCATTTATGAAAAAATTAAAAACCTATAAGGTTAAAGCCTTTACACTTATTGAAAATAGCGTAACCAAATTTATCAAATTTTCCAACGGATCACTATCTTGTCAGATGTGACTTGCACCTTGTCAATCAGCTCTCTGACAATAACTTTTTGATTATCATAGGACATATCCAGTACACTACTTGCATCTAATAGCTTTTCTATCTTTTTTCTTTGGCCTGCTTGCTTATCAGTCGAGGCTTTTTTTATTTCCTCTTCCAGGGCAGTTCTTTGCTTGATAAAATCTGAAGACTTGCTTCTTAATTCGTCCAGCGTGATCCTATCGTCCAAGTATAGGTCGTTTAGCTTACTTAGTTTGAGTGTTAGGCTATCTATCTGCTTTTGGATTGCCTGCCTGTCGACTGCCGGGCTTGTATCGTCCGAAAATAATTCTTGTATCTTCTCTGGGTCGTTTTGTAACTGAGAAATGCGAGTTAGAACATAATGCTCTAACAATTCCATATCATAGTATCCGGAATCGCACTTTTTGTTGTCATTGTAGACCGTGACACCTTTTGTCTTTCTAGGGTGTCTTTGGTAGCACTCGTATCTTTTAAATCGTGTGCCGTCCTTTCGCTTTTGACCTAAAATGACTTTTAGGGGCGCGTGGCAGTATCCACATTGAGCCAGTCCGGATAGCATATATTTAGCCTGGAATGGTCGAGGGTTTGATAATTCTTTAGCTGTTTGCTGTCTCTTTGCCAGCTCTCTTTGTGTTTGCTCAAAATCATCTAGCGATATTATGGCCTTGTGTGCGCCTTGAAAAGTTTGACCCTTATACTGATTCAAACCACAATATACAGGATTGGCTAGTATTCCTCTAATGATCCTATAATTCCAAGCCGGCTGCTTTGGATAGCCTGCGTTCATTTTATCCCTTAATTTAGTGATAGACATACCAGCCGAGTATGACGCGTATATTTCCTTGACGGCTAGAGCTTCATACTCGTTAACAGTCATTGTGCCGGTATCCTTGTTATAATCGTACCCGTAGGAAGTTTTGGCCCACATCATAGACTTACCAGATTTAGCTCGACCCAGCTTGCCTAACTGCATACGCTCTTTGATCTGCTCGCGCTCAAACTCAGCTATTGCAGATAAAAGAGTTAGAAATAAAGTACCCATAGCGGAAGAAGTATCTATATTTTCTTGAATGGATACAAAATCAATTTTATTTATATTGAACACATCTTTGATTAAATAGAGTGTATCTCTTACGTTTCGTGACAATCTATCGAGTTTGTAAACTAAAACTGTATCAAATGAACCGTTTTTTACATCGTTAATCAAATTTGTCATTTCAGGACGATCTAAACTTCCTCCAGAGAAACCAGCATCAATATACTTATTATAGACCTCCCACCCCATGGCATCACAATACTTTTCTAAGCTGTCAATCTGACCATCTATAGAATATCCTTCTTCGACTTGATTTGTGGTACTCACTCGTGCATATATAGCAACCTTTCTAATCATTTGAGACACCTCTGCATTCAGAATACTTCCAAACAAACCCTCCAGCCTTTTTTCTTCTACCTTTGCAACACATTGAAATACAAGAAAGATTGATTTTCAGAGTTTTACTAGCATCTGTCATACTATTCCACTCTTTTACCACATTCCCGCCCAAATCTATTTGCAGAACCTTTTTATTGCTGTTTCTTCCAAGCATCGTAATATGGTCAATTTGAGATTGCTTCACGGATTTCAAACCAGTCTTGAATGCGTGTTTAATATTTTCACTAGCAGAAACCCACTCTAAATTGTGAACAGCATTATTGGTTTTATTACCATCAATATGGTTTACTTGCGTCTTTATTTTTGCGTCTGGGTTGTTAATAAAACAAGTAGCAACAAGCCTATGAACAAAGTAATGTTTCGCTTTTCCGTTTTTAGTGAGCGCTACAGTATGATACCCAAAATGCGTGAGTTTCTTTTTCAAAACTCTGCCTTTCAACAATTTGAAACCGTCCCATTTTGGCACAACTTTGTCTAAACTTCTAACATTGCCTAAATCACTAACTTCGTATAGGCCTTCGTAGCCTACGATTTTTTCCCATTTTTCCATTCTTTTTTACTCCATTCTATGATAAAATAGAGTATAGTAAAACAATCTAAAAAATTAGGTGTTTTGCTATACAATTTTCAACCTCACGCTCAGACTCGCCAAAGTTTGAGAGCGTGGGGCTTTTTTTATTTGTCTAAAATCATTTTACCGTCTTGCTCCTGTGCAATAACTTTCGCATTAACATCTAAAACGATAAGGTTTGGAGCTTTAAAGTTTGGGTCATACTGTCTAAGCTCATTCTCTCCAGACTGTTTTATTTTAAGCATACCGTCAACCATAGGTTGAGCCTGTTTAATCTGTTCATCGGTTAGGGCGTCTGAAATAGTGATTGCTATATCTTTCTCGGTTGAATTAACAGACGCTTTAGGATCGACTCCATGTACCCATGCTTTAAACTTTTCTACAAAAACATCATAAGCAGAACGTCCTTGTAAAACATCACTAGAAGAAGTTGAAGAAGTCGATACTTTACTTGATGATGAGACTTGTTCCGTGCTTTGTTCTTGACTTTGGTCTGTATCTGCTTCTTGCTGACTACACCCGGCAATAAATAAAGTGAGTAGTGCGATTGTTGCAAATGTTATCTTTTTCATATTTTCCTCCTTTTGGCTATCCCACTAGCCTATAAAATTCATCAATAACCATTAATTCGTCGGTTACTGATTTAAGTTTGTGTCGTTCCATAAAATTTAAATAGTTAAAATCTTCCTTGTCTACTCTTTCCAGCTCCTCTCTCAGTAGCGCGTGTATCATGGCCCTGTTAGCCTCATTTTCGCACTTTATCGGGTTGATAATATAATTAGCCTTGGTGTGGTTTAAGTGGCCCAATTCGTGCAATATGACCCTTTTCTGGGCCTCTCTAGTTAGTGATTTGTTAACGAAGATAATCCTCATATCTGAGATTATCATTCCTGGCCGTTGCCATAGGTCGTTATCAAAGTAAGCAAGGGTGACTCCCTCACTATCGCATATTTCTTCTATCGTCATAATCTGCCTTTTAGATACCCCTCGATAATATTCTGTATAGCCACGATATCGCTTTCTGTTAGTGGCTTACCGTCGAAAGTCTTTGCGCTTTCGGCAAGTTTGCGCAGGTCTGTTTCAGAGTACCCTGTTTCAGTGGTTTGCTCTGCTTCATCTTCCCAACCCATAAGGTCAGCGGGTGAAATATTCAACGTTTCAGAAATCTTCTTTAGTACCTCTGGACCGACCTTTTCTATATCCCCTCTTTCGTATCTGAATATAGTTGAGCGAGAAACTCCCACGCGCTCAGCGAGGGTATCGGCAGAGATCTTCAATTCTTTTCTTCTTAATTTAATTCTTTCTCCGACGTTCATGGTTTTTTCTCCTCTTATATATTACACGTTAATTTTACATCTTTAGTTTCAAAAACGCAACAAGAAAGTTTCAAAAATGCGATTTTTTTGTTGACAAAACTTTTCGGTCATGTTATACTTAATTCAACAAGTCGCAGAAGTGCGACAAAATGAAAGGAGAATACATGGTTAATGTATCAAAGTTGAAAGGTAAAATCGTAGAACGAAATACCACGCAAGAAGAACTTGCAAGTAAAATCGGTGTTACTAAAAGTACGTTTTACCGCAAGATGAAGCGAAATGGCAACTTTTCAATCAAGGAAGTAAACTTGATTGTGTCAGCTCTTGATCTTTCAAAAGATGAAGCTATGGCCATTTTTTTTAGCGAGACAGTCGCATAAATGCGACAATCTGGCAGAGTGAATAGAAAGGAGAATGAATGCCACTGAAGATAGACGACTACAAAGACTTTGAAATGTTTTATAAACTCCCTCAAGAGTTATTTGACGAATGTTTCAAGGGGTTGTCAATCGGTGCTAAAGTCTTATACGCAATCTTGCGGGACAAATGGGGTCAGTCACAAAAGAACGGCTGGCACGATGAAAAAGGCATCTATTGCAACTTTTCGGTCAAACTGCTTTCAGAACTCATGGGATGCTCAGAAAAAACAATCACATCATACAAGAAAGAACTTAATGATTATTGTTTGATATCTGAAAAAAGACAATTCAATTCAACTAATAAAATCTACGTCAATAGAGTATCAGAAGCTAGAAGATACGTACATGAAGATTTTACGTGTACGGAGAGGAAAAATTTACCTTACGTACATGAAGATTTTACGTGTACGGAGAGGAAAAATTTACCAACTAACCAGACTAATATTAACCAGACTAATTTAACCAGACTTAATGATGATGATGATAGGCCTCAAAAATTAGAAAATATTCAATCTGGAACTATCGCACAGACACTCAGAAGTAGAGGTTTTAAATTAGATCAAATTCAATTTCAACAGTTATTCGATTATATCGCTTTAGACGGAATGAAGATCGAGCTTGTCCAGCTTGCTATCAGCAAGTCAGCAGACAACGAAGCTAGAAATTTCAGATATTTAAAGAGTATCTTGGATAACTGGAAAAAGAACGGTGTAACAACGGTTGAGGAAGCGGAGCAGGCAGATGAGAAATATAAATCATCTAAGAAGCCTAAAACATACAACGGCCAGAAAGATTTCAAGAGTGGCAAGTATGCACTTCTCGGAACTGACATAAGCGTTCACGAAATAGATCCGGAATTAGGTTTTTAGGAGGTGACAGCATGGATTTACCGCTGGTCTACCATATCAACGAACAAGAGACCTGCTCTATACATTCGTGCTTTAAGTGGTCTTTAAATGATGATGTACCACTACAGGACGAACGGAACAGAACCTTTTGCCCGGAATGCCAGAGAGAGAAGATGGCGCGTGAAGAAGAGCAGAAAATCGGTCAAGCTCAAACAGCCACTATCTTGCGCAAGACTTACGATGTTTTTGATAAAAACAGCATCATACCACCAGAAATGAAAGACGCAACCTTTAAGACTTTCACGGTATCAAATGAGATAGACGAGAAAGCCAAGAACTACGCTTTACGGCTGGTACATCATTATTTGCATGACGGACGAGGGAACGCGCTTATCATGGGAGAAGCTGGCCGAGGTAAAACACACCTCGCACTAGCAATCGCAGAAAAGCTAAACGCAGATTTCAAAGCGAATAAAATTCCTAAAAGCATTTTGTTTGTCAATGTACCAACTCTATTTCAGAAGATACAAGGTGGGTTTGATAAGAAAGGGTCTATGTCAACTAATGACTGGCTGGATCTACTGACAAAGGTTGACTTCCTAATTCTTGATGATTTGGGCAAGGGCGACCGCGGACAGTGGAAGCAAGACTTTCTCTATACGCTTTTAGATCATCGCGATAAAACGATTATCACGACCAACATGGGAGGTAAAGCGATGAAGGAAGCATACGACGATGGTCTAAGAAGCCGTATTACTAAAGGCGGGCGGGACCTTTACTTTAAATACCCAGACAACGCAGAAGATCGGAGGAAATTGCCGTTTTGATTGACAAAATGATTGAGGGCTTCGAAGCGACTTGCTACGAGCTTTCAGACGAGATTAAAGCCAAGCTACTAGCCAGCGATCCAGATAGTGCCAGAGGTAAGATCATGGACCTGTACGCTTGCCGTCTAGCTGGCAGAGCATAAAAAAGACCCCTTGGAGAAGGGAACTCCAAGCGGTCGAGAGATAAAACTTTTCTAAAGGAATTATAACATGACTAGAATTAAAAATCAATGGCGACCGCGCATTATTAATATCATGTCGGACGGTAGCCAGGTAGACGACCTAACAGGGTACACAATCCCGAAAGATAGCGGGTATTATAACGCAATCAGACGAATTAATAAGGAGAAATGAAATGTATAACGATATTTTGGCTTGTATGACAATCGCAGGGACATTTTTTGTAGCAGGCTTCGCAGGGGCGGTTTGGGACTTTAAACGCGCACAACGTAAGAAAGCCCGTCAAGCAAAACAAGATGCAATCATGCAACAGTACGAGGAAGATCTACAAGAGAAATTCAACGAGGGCTATCAAGCATTTCAAGCAGATCTAGCTTATGCCCGCAAGCACTCACACTCGGATAACGACTGGAGCATGGCCGATGTTATTTAGAAAATCAAGAGAAATCAAAGAATTGAAATCTTTGCTTGCAATCTTTTATGAAAGAAACAAGATCCAGACAAATTTGATTAGAGTACATCTTAACACCAACAGACAGTTGAGAGAAGAAATTAAACAACTAAAAAAGGAGAGTAAGCTATGAACGAACGCTTACAGCTAATACTGGCATGTATTCGTGTAGGACGGGCGAATGTACTGACCACACGCGACATTGCTAAAATGACAAATCTATCAGTGCGAAAGGTGCGCGGTGGCATCGCAGAACTTCGACTTAATTACTCAGTGCCTATCGTGGCCAGCCGGTCACTTCCTCGCGGATATTACTTTGCGGAGAATGACGACGAGTACACAGCGTGGGTCTTGCAGTACAAGAAGCAGATCAAGACTGAGCAGAAACTACTGAACAGCTTGAAATCTACGAGCTGGGATCACTATAAGAAAATCAAAAAGGAGATAAAAAATGGCGACACTTTACGAACTAACGGGACAATTTCTTGACATCTACAATATGGACCTGGACGATGAAACGAAGCAGGACACGCTGGACAGCATCGACTGGAACGAGGACTACGAGAACAAAGTCGAGGGCTATATCAAAGTCATTAAAAATCTTGATGCAGATATCGAAGCCCGCAAGAATGAAATTGACCGCTTGAAGAAGTTGAACGATGCGGACAAGGCCAAGAAAGAGCGCATGAAAACCACGCTTGAGGAAAGCATGGAACTCACAGGACACGACCGAGTAGATACCCCCTTGTTTAAGGTATCATTTAGACGATCTAAGGCCGTTGAGGTTGACATGGTCTTACTGCCAGACGAGTACAAGAAAGTTGAATACAAGGCCGATAAGACGGCTTTAAAACGACTTTTAACAGATGGGCAAGAAATCGCAGGAGCTACCTTGGTAGAAAACAAGAATTTGAGTATTAGGTAAGGAAAGATGAATAAATCAGAAACAATAACAGAGTTGAGCAAGGCTTTTGCAAAGACTCAAAAAGAAATGAAACAGCCTTTGAAAGATGCAAACAATCCATTTTTTAAAAGTAAGTATGTACCACTTGAAAATGTGGTAGAAGCGATCACGGAATCAGCAAGCAAAAACGGGCTGTCATTCACGCAGTACCCGTCCAGCGACGAAGCTGGAAACGTGACAGTAGGAACGCTGGTTATGCATGAGTCTGGAGAATGGATTGAATACGATCCGATCAAGATGAAACCGGTCAAGAACGACCCGCAATCAATCGGGTCAGCTATCACGTATGCGAAACGGTACGCACTATCTGCTATCTTTGGGATCACTAGCGACCAGGACGACGACGGCAACGAAGCGACGCAAACGAAGAAGCAACCAGCAAAGAAAGCTAATGATCCAGTTATCTCAGTAGAAGAAGCCAACCGCTATTTGAAAGAGATAGCTACTATTGCAGAGGCGAAAGGTAAAGAAGATGGCTCAATCGCTAAATGGTTCTTGCAACATCTAAACGTTGCAAACTACAAGCAAATTAAACAATCACAAGTAGAACAAGCAGAAATGCTATTAGGTAAATTGAAAGGAAATTAAAGTATGTTGAACAATGTTGAAGAATGGAGGGACATTTCGGGATACGATGGTTTGTATAAAGTATCAAACCGTGGGAGGATAAAAAGCTATCATGAAAGATATAAAAAACCTAGAATACTAAAAACATCTATGACGACGACTGGCTATAGAAAAGTAGAGCTTGCAAAGAACAAAATAAGGAAGTCTCTAAAAGTACATAGGCTAGTGGCAGAAGCCTTTATCCCAAACAAAGAAAATAAGCCGTATGTAAATCATTTGGATAGCAACCCTTTAAATAACAATGTCGAAAATTTGGAATGGTGCACACAAAAAGAAAATATGGTTCATTCGTCTATTTATGGAAATCACAAAAGTTTTGCATGGAAAAATAAAGAACAAGTTATTTCTGAATATATTTCGGGCAAATCCATTAAATATCTTGCTAAAAAATATAGTGGGACTAACTGCACAACAATCATCGAAGTTCTAAAAAGAGAAAAAATAAAAAGAAGAACATATACAGAACAACGAATGAAATATAAATATTCTAGAAAAGAGATGGTATCTATGTTTGAAAATGGATTAAGGAATGTAGATATTTCAAGAATTTTAGGGATACCAACAGCATTGGTAGGCACATACAAATACAAATGGAAAAAAGGAGAAAAATTATGCTGAACTCTATCTGCCTTGTTGGAAGGCTCACAAAAAACGCAGAACTAAAATATGTAAATGACAGTATGGCAGTTGCCACTTTCACACTCGCAGTTAACCGCAATTTCAAGAGCCAGAATGGAGAGCGTGAAGCAGATTTTATTAACTGCGTGATCTGGCGACAGCAAGCAGAAAATCTTGCAAACTGGGCTAAGAAAGGGGCTTTGATTGGGATCACAGGGAGAATCCAAACCCGAAGTTACGAAAACCAGCAAGGCCAGCGGGTTTATGTGACTGAGGTCGTAGCGAATGACTTCCAACTTTTAGAAAGTCGGAAAGACCGTGAAGCTGGGCCGTCGCAAGGATACGGCCAGCCAGATTTTGGACGTCAGGCAGAACCGTTCAGCATTGATGATGATTCGCTACCGTTTTAAGAAAGGAGTTTAAATGGAATTTAAACCGATAAAGGGGTATGAGGGTATCTACGAAGCCTGCTCTGACGGAACAATTTGGACGTGCGAGGGCAAAACAACTTATAGTAACTGGCACGGAAGAATTAGAAAGCGCGTCTGGAAGCGTAGAGAACTCAAACCACAGATACAGAAACGAATTAGGAGCAGTCACAGCGATAAAAAGGTGAAATTATGGAAAGACGGGAAAGTAAAAACTTACCTTGTGAGTAGATTGATAGCATCTGCATTTATTCCAAACCCAGAAAATAAAGATTTTGTAAATCATAAAAACGGGAATCCGTTGGATAATTCAAAAGAAAACCTTGAGTGGGTGACTAGAACAGAAAATCAAAGGCACGCTTTTGAAACGGGTTTGATGAGTACAAACAAACGAGTTGTTTTAAAGGAGTTGTCAAATGGCATAGAACATCGTTTTAACAGTTTGTCAGAAGCTAGTCGCTTCCTTGGGAAAAATCACGGTTTTCTTAGCCAAAGAGTAAAGACTGGCAAGGAAGTAGATGGCTACAAATTGCTACTGGTTTGAAGGAGCAATCATGACTGAACCTATCATTTTAAAATTTGAACTAACCAGAAAACAGATGATATCTGCTAACGACAGATTACACTTTCAGCAGAAAGGCAAGATCACACGCTTTCTACGGGAGCTGGCCCGCTATGAGGGCATGAACGTGTTAAAGGACTATTTCGGGCTACCGTACACGGAAGATAAGCCGTGCAAAGTAAGAGTGATCGTATATGCGCCAACTAAGCGCAAGTACGATCCTCCGAACTGGTCGCCAACCACCAAAGCATTATTGGACGGTCTGACAGATGCGGAGATCTGGACAGATGATAATTTTAACATCATTAAACGGGTGAGCTTCGAGCACGGTGGCTTGTCTGGGAATAAAAACTACAAAATAGAATTGAATATCTGGGAAGTCAAAGGGACTTGATATGGAGAAAGACAACTTACTACGGTCCAAGCGTATCTATGAGAAACGGCTGAGCGAGGAACTACAGCTTAAAACAATCAGCAATACGCGAGGACACCACTACAGCGCGAACTATCGCGAATGGCTACATAAGGAAATTAAAGCCATAGACAAGAAATTAAAAGAAATCGAGGGGGATATGATAGATGGATATTGACAAAATCGAGGAACTAACCGAGCTAACTAGACAGTGGTTTATTGACCGGGATATCACACAGGGGGATATCTTTAGACAGACGCTCAAACTATTTGAAGAATTGGGCGAGCTATGTGCAGGATATGCCAAGCGAAAAGAACAACTCACAAAGGACAGCATCGGTGATTGTGCCGTGGTTGTCGTAGGGCTTGCAATGATGATTGAACTTGATCCAGTTGAGATCATGATTAAGGCAGTAGAAGCCAGAAAGGGTGATGTTAAAGATTGCTTTGAGTTGATGATTGAGAATGCGAGTGAATTTCAGCTTACTCGCAAGCACGAAGTAAAAACAACTGCTAAATTTAACTTGTACCGGATCATTAGTTATTTAAAAGCTATCGCGCATAAATTAGGCTATGACTTCGCAGATTGCTTTGAACTAGCGTACAACGAGATCAAGGACCGAAAAGGTCGCTGGGTCGAGGGTAGCTTTGTAAAAGAAGAAGATTTATAAAAATAAAAATAGAAAAGGAAAATAGAAATGAACAAGAAAATTATTTTGACAACAGCAGCAGTATTGGCAACGGTAGCAACAGCACAAGGAGTGAAAGCAGATGAAGTACAAGGAACAACTGGAACAGGAGATCAGACTAGCACAGTTACAACTAGTCAAAGCGCAAGCATTCAAAACGATCATGACACAGCAACGCGATCAGATCAACAGCCAGCTACTGAAAGCGGAGCTACGGATCCAGGAAGCACAAGCGACGATAACAAACAACCAGGAGCTACTACGGAATTTAGCAAAGATGGGAATGTGATTAAAGTAGAGAACCCAGAAGTGGTTATCGACCATTCTAAAGGTACAGGGAAGTATCAACCCTTTAGCGTGGAATATAAGAACGTACACTTCCCAGACGATCTCACAATCAACGAAGGGGACAAAGTAACGTTCACGCTTCCAGAAGAAGTGGCGTTTCAAACGAGCTTTACTTTTGACGTACACAATCCGGAAAATGCCGTCGTTGGTCAAGCTACCGCGGACAGCCAAGCGGGAACCGTGACAACCGTATTTAACGACTATTTCAAAAACCACCCGTTAAACAAGCAAATGAGCCTAAAAATGGACGCGAAATGGACTGACAAGGTCCAAAGCGGCAAACCAGTAACCGCGAACTTTAACGGCACAGTCGTAACGGCTCAAATCGGCAAAGAACAAGTGATTGGAAAAGATGAACTCCTTTCCAAGTGGGGAAGCCAAGACGAGAACGATCCGAGCGTCATTAACTGGACCGTGCGCGTGAATTACGCTCGAAAAGTTCTCAATTACGTCAAATTGATTGACGAAATGAGCGAAAATCAAAAGCTAATTGATAACTATTTCGAAATCAAGAATATTGAAAGCGTAGATCCTTGGGTTGACAAGGGATCAGCTATGGATCTCGTGAAATCTATTAGTAAGTCAGATCATGGCTTCACAATCACAATGGATCGTCTCGATCATATGATCTATCTAAATTACAAGACTAAATTGATTAATGCAGTCAAGGACTCAACAAACCCGACGAATAAAGTCGAGCTCAAAGCCGAAACAGATGGAGCTACTTCGTATAGCTATGTTCAACTTGTCGGAGGACGCGGGGACGCTTCGGGCGAGAATAAGCCCGCTCCAGTCTTTGAAATTCCGAAAGAATCTCCAAAAGTCGATATTCCAGAGTTCCAAGGCGGTATTCCGGGTATTCCAGAAGTGAGAGAGAAGCCGGAATACACAGAACCTATCTTGGAAAAACCGGAACTAGTGATCGATATTCCAGAGCCAAAACGCGACGAACCAAAACCAGACAAACCAAACACACCAGCGCCAAAAGAAACACCAAAAGTCGAAGAAGTGAAAATCGCTAATCGCGTGGAAAATCACGCGGAAAACACGCGAAACGAATCTGAAGAAACAGTTGAAGCGTACAGCGCACCAGCAGTCTTGCCTGCAACTGGAACAGACCTTGGATTGTCACTTGTGGCCCTTGGCATCTCAGTAGCCACGCTGGCATTTACTTTGAAGAGAAAGGAAAATTAAATCAAGGGGGATATTCCCCCTTGATTTTGAAAAAGGAGAAAATGAAATGAATAAACGAGAATTAATTGAACACATTAACAACACATTATTTGATAATTTGAAAGATACATTGTTCACAGAACCTACACTTTCAATCACAGAAAGCGCAAAAGATAATAAAGTGGCAATAACGTTTGAAACCAAGAAGGACAGTGTCTTTGTGGGTGGTATGTTAAAGAAATTTGAAAAAGTCACAGTACCGCAGTTTGTGGCGGATTGGTATGAAGAACATAAAGATGATTTTGAAATCGCTCTATTTCAATGCATAGATCATATACCAAGTGTATACGATGAAGGAGATCTAAACGAATTTGAAGAATGGATCATTGACGTTGGAACCAAGCCTTTTCAAATGTTAGTCAATATGCACCAGTTTGGCTACGAGGTCGAAAAAGAAAAGCGGTATATTGTCAAAGTAAAAGGAGTGGAAGAAAGTCACAAATACCTAAATCATCGTATAAGTTTAGATATTTGGTTCTTTAGCGGGGAAAGTGAACCGTTAGATTTTAGCGTTAAACACACCCGCAAAGAGCTTGAAGAAGCTGGGTTTGAAGAAGTGTTCAATAGCCCGTTGTTTGAAGTAAAAGAGGTGGAAGAATGAGTACAAATTTATTAGATGAAACAGTAGAATTTTTAGAAAAATATGATAAAACACTGGATGATATTTTGTATATTCAAGGTGATGATTTTGAAATCACAAGAAAAAACTTTGAAACAGTAGCAAGGGATACAAATTATGATTCTGGTTATGGTGCTCAACATGTACCAAAAGACCTTGTGCTAGTTGGTGAAGACTGGTGGATTGAGCGTTATGAGTATGATGGTGCTGAATGGTGGGATTTTAAGAGTATTCCAGCAAGAAAGCAGTACATGAAGAATATCACAAACCTACATAAAGGTATGTGGGATACCCTTAAAGAAATGAATGAGGAGTAAACATGACACGACCAAACAGATACCCATACACGAGAAGTCAGTGGGAAGAGACAACGAAGGCGGTTTATTCGTATAACAACGTAGAATATGAACTGTTTAGATATCTTGAAAACAAATTCACAGGAGAAATAGTAGAGGTGAAATAATGGAAGAAGTTATCATGGCATCCTTGCCAAATAAAGAATTAAATCGTTTGATTAAAATTGAAATCGCAGTTGAAAATCTAATCGAAAACGGAATTCTTGATGAAGATGTATTTAACGAATATTTAAAGGAAGCATAGAAGTTGAGGAGGTGGAAGAATGAAATTATTGTTTTTAAGATACGAGGATACACATAGCGATTTCATTCTCGATGCTAGTGCTATTGAAACGATAGTACCAGTGGGTAGTTATCAAAACGCTTCATTTATGATCTACGATAAAAATGGCAATACATACGTTTTCGATCACATATATTATGACGATGAATTTATTAGAGTATATGAAGTGACTACGGTATATAAATTTCTGATGGATAAAAAAATATTTGAGGTTGAGTAATGGACTTACAAAACTTTATCTACATACTATTCGCACTGGTCTGGCTCTCCGGTTTGATCTGGGCCAGTGTGATAGCTTTTAGGAGCAGAAAGGATAAGCGATGAGTTTAGATAATGTAAAGCGGGTATGCGTGAATATAGCGTTTGTTTTCGTGATTCTATTTGGGGTGTGTATTAATCTCAATGCACGGATCATGACGCTTGAGACGAGCAATAGCGATCTACAGCGGACGATCCAAACGCAAAAGGACGAACTCAAAAAGATCGAAGAAAAAAATACAATGCAGGACGTGATTATTAATAAATTGAACAATGATTATAATTCGCGTATGGCGCAACAATTACAAGAGGTAGCCGATGAAAACGGAGTCGGAGGGTAACATGACAGATGGACTTAAAAAAAGAATTTTTCCAGGAAGCAGACGAGGCGATAGCTGAGTTTGACTCTGTTTACGAGTTTTTCAAGGTCGCGAAAAGTCACAATGCATATCAAGACGGAGCGCGATATGAGAAATACAAGAAGCAAAACAGAATGCCATCATCTGCAATCATCGCGAAGTTTGTAGGTTTTGTAGAAACTGATCTGCTCTACGAATGCATGAAAGAGTCACTTGATAAAGTAGGCCCAGAACGGTCTAGCGAGGACCTGGTGGAACGATTCTACAGAGATAATCATAATTATAAACGGAATGAAGAACGCAAGCGAGAGCGTCGTTTAAAGCGTAAAATGGAAGCGTTAGATTTAATCTTAAAAATGGAAGGGTGGGATTGAATGCTTTTTGGTGAAGTGCTAAAAAATAAGACAAAGGAGAATGCAGACAATACACTCAAGAACTACCGCGTACTGTTAAGAATTGCTGGGGAGGAATACAGCCCGAAAGTCACAGCCACTTACTCCCTGGAACCAAAGAGCGCACCCAGTTCCCCAAGCCGACAAACTGAACAGATGGTGATTAGACGGGTAAGCGCCCAGCAAGAGCTGGAGCTTATGGCATCAGCTATTAACCGGCTGTCTGATCTCAATCTATCACAGATTTTGATTGAGCGATATTGCAGAGTGAGATTTAGACAAGACAAGGCTATTTATCCAAGCCTAGGATATTCGGAAAGTGAATACTATAGATTGCTGGATCGGGCATTATTAGAGTTTGCAGAAGCGTATAAAGCCGGGGAATTGCTTGAATACAGATTCTTGGGAGATAATTGAAAGAAATTTGAGAGTAAAAACGCTTTTTCAAGTGGTATTATAGTATTATCCAATGAAGTAGGAAGGACCTGCGCCATTTGGTTGTCTCCTTATGATAGGTTGCTGGGTAACTCAACGGTTAGAGTAACGGACTTTTCACCCGTATAATGTAGGTTCGATTCCTGCCCCGGCTATATAGATAGGCTAACTCCCAAAGCCTATCTTTTTTATTTTGTCCGAAAGGAGTGATGAAAAATCGCTAAACTATCATTAAAACAGCAGACATTTTGTGATGAGTACATCATTTCTGGAAATGCTACACAATCAGCGATTAAAGCTGGATACAGTAAAAAGACAGCTAGAAGCCAAGGACAGCGCTTGCTGACAAAAGCTGACATTTCAGAATATATTCAAAAACGCATGGAAGAGTTGCAAGACGAAAAGATCTTGACCCAAAAACAGATCCTAATCATGCTATCGGAAATAGCTTCTGGAAAAGCGATGGAAACTACAGTGGTTACAACCAAAATAGCTGAACTGCTACCAGATCCTAAAACCGGGAAGAGCGTCAAAGTCTACAACGAGATACCGCAACTAGTGGAATATCCAACTAAGAACAGCGATAGGAATAAGGCTCTTGAATTGCTTGGCAAGCGTTATGGTATGTGGACTGAAAAGATTGGCTTGGACGTAGCTGATACGACAATCACAATTATAGATGCGTGGTCTAAAGATGGAAGTTAGGATCCAAGAAAACGTTAACCCGCATTTTAAAGAGGTCTGGACTACTAGCAAGCCTTACAATGTGCTGAAAGGCGGTCGTAACTCTTTCAAGTCTTCTGTAATTGCCTTGCTACTGGTCTTTATGATTGTCCCGTTTCTGATAGCTGGTAAAAAAGCAAATGTGGTTGTTATCCGTAAGGTCGGAAACACTATTCGAGATAGTGTTTTTCTAAAAATACAATGGGCTTTGAACAAATTCGGACTATCTGGACGGTTCAAGGCTACCGTATCGCCTTTCAAAATACAGGACACAATCACAGGATCATGTTTTTATTTCTACGGTCAAGACGACTTTCAAAAGTTAAAGTCAAATGACATCGGGGACATTATAGCGGTCTGGTACGAAGAAGCTGCAGAGTTTAGCAGTGAGGAAGACTTCGACCAGTCGAATGTGACCTTTATGCGACAGAAGCACCCAGACGTTGCCTTTGTCAAGTTCTTCTGGTCTTACAATCCCCCACGCAATCCTTACAACTGGATAAATGAATGGACGGATAGACTAGCAGATAACGACAACTATCTAGTGCATTCATCGTCTTATCTGAACGATGAGCTGGGCTTTGTCACTGAACAAATGCTAGAAGATATTAGACGGATTAAAGAAAATGACTACGACTACTACAGGTATATTTATCTGGGGGAGCCGGTCGGAATCGGTACGAACGTGTATAACATGGATTTGTTTAAGCGTGTAGACAAGATACCAGATGGTGAGCGTGTCATAGGTCAGCTATTCGCAGCGGATACAGGGCACCAACAGTCAGCAACTACTTGCTTGCACGCGGTTGTTACTAATAGGTCCAATCTCTACCTTGTGGATAACTACTACTATAGCCCCGCTGGTAAGGTTAAGAAAAAAGCCCCGAGCGTATTATCTAAGGAGCTACATGACTTTGTTATCAAGCAGACGCAGAAATATCCGAATGTACCAGTAATCGAAATGACAATAGATAGTGCAGAGGGAGCTTTGAGAAACCAATATTTAGAAGACTTTGGCATTCGCTGGCACCCGGTAGCGAAGAAGAAGAAAATAATAATGACAGAGTACGTCCAATCGCTACTTGCGAATGGTCGTTTTTATTATTTTCCAACCGAGAACAACCTCAAGTATTTTATTGAGGAACACAAGCGATATCAATGGGACGAGAAGACTGTCAAGGACGACGACCCGAAAGTCATTAAAGAGGACGATCACACTTGCGACGCGTTTCAGTATATGGTCGTTGATAATGCACAACTACTACGATTAAAAGCCTAGAGAAAGGTTTGAAATGAGTATCTTACAATCAATAAGAAATATTTTTAAGAGGGGTAAATATGTAATGACAAGCCAATCACTAGGCAATATCACAGAACATCCTAAAATCGCAATCAACAAGGACGAATACGATCGTATTCAAAAGAACTTAAAATACTATCAAAGTAAGTGGGACCCTATACGGTACCGCAATTCAAACCGCGTTGATAAACAGCGGACACGAAACCACTTGCCTATCGCACGCACGGCTTGTAAGAAGATCGCCAGCCTGGTATTCAATGAGCAGGCAGAGATAAGTGTTGCGAATAGAGTGACAAACGAGTTCATTCAAACTGTTTTACTAAATGACCGGTTTAACAAGAACTTTGAGCGATACCTTGAGAGTTGTTTGGCCTTGGGTGGTCTTGCTATGCGTCCATACGTTGACGATGATAAGATCAAGATTTCATTCGTTCAAGCCCCTGTATTTTATCCATTGCAATCTAACACGCAGGACGTATCTTCCGCAGCGATTATCAACAAGAGTCAAAAGACAGTAGGCAAGGAAACGATTTACTATACTCTAATCGAGTTGCATGAGTGGACCAAGGATAAGAAATACACAATCACTAATGAATTGTATCGTTCCAGCGAAAAGGAGCGCGTTGGTGACCGTGTACCGTTGTCTGAGATCTATGAGGACCTTGAGGAAGAAGTAACGCTTGACGGGCTTACACGGCCGTTATTTACTTACCTAAAACCTCCCGGCATGAATAACAAAGATATTAACAGCCCGCTAGGTCTTTCTATCTTTGACAATGCTAAAAGCACTATTGACTTTATCAATACAACGTATGATGAATTTAAGTGGGAAGTCCGAATGGGTCAACGGCGCGTGTTAGTACCAGACCAAACTGTCCGGATTGGTTTTGACCATCACGGAGATACCGATCTAGTCACGCGCGAATTTGATCCAGAGCAAAACGTCTATGAGCAGATAGACGGTGGCAAAGATACACCTATCAACATCACAGACCTAACTACTCCTATCCGGTCAGACGATTATATCAAGGCAATCAACGAGGGCCTTGCGCTCTTTGAGATGCAGGTCGGAGTATCGCCTGGAATGTTTACGTTTGACGGTAAGAGCATGAAGACCGCGACCGAGGTTGTATCTGAAAACTCTGACACGTACCAACTAAGAAACAGCATCGTGAGCCTTGTGGATCAGTCTATCAAAGAGCTTGTGATCTCTATTTGTGAAATTGGGAAGCTATACGGCTTGTATAGCGGGCCTATTCCAGAGATGGACGATATCACAGTAAATCTTGATGATGGTGTCTTTGTTGATAAGAATAATGAGTTGGACTACTACGCTAAAGCCTTGTTAAGTGGCCTTGTCAGCAAGCGGTACGCTATTTCTAAGGCGCTGGGCTTATCAGATGATGAAGCTAAACAAATGCTTGATGATATCAAAAAAGAAACCGCTGAGAGCATGGAGCTAGAGCGTAGCACCAGCGAAGTTGATATTTATGGAGAGTGAGTAAATGGCGCGTAACAAGTACCCGGTATTATTTAACGAGGAACAACTAGAATTGCGCGCCTCACAAGTCGGTGATATCTATCATCAAATGGCGCGTGACCTATTCGACGAGGTTATTGACAGGTTATTGGAGCGCGGTGCTGAGTCTTTGGCTGATAACCCGTACGTCTGGCAGTTAGAGCGAATGAGCCAGATGCACATGCTAAATGAGCAGAATCTGGACACAATCGCACGCTACTCTAAAATAGGCCGTGAACAGCTCCGTAAGGTCATTGAAGATGAAGGTTTTAAAATCTATCAGACGACCAAAGAACAGCTCATAGACGACCTCGGAGGCGGTGATTTTGGCAATTCTAAACACGCGCAGGAGTTACTAGCTGGGTATTTTGAGCAGTCACACGGTGACATCAGTAACTTGATTAATACTACACTTCCAGGCATCGTTACAGATGTGTATCGTCAAATGGTGCAGGAAGTCGTAGCCCGTCAAGTGGTCGGTCTAGTCACGCATGATAAAGCTGTATCTCAGACCGTGATGAAATGGCAAGAGATAGGCTTTAAGGGCTTTATTGACCGCGGTGGGCATTATTGGAAGGTGGACAACTACGCTAGGACGGTTATTAAAACTACCGTCATGCGTAGCTACCGAGAGATGCGGACGATGCCAGCGGACGAGCTGGGTATTGATACCTTTTATTATTCTAAAAAGGCAACGGCTCGCGAGGCTTGCGCTCCCTTACAGCATCGCATAGTAACCTATGGCGAAGCGAGGGAAGAGCACGGTATTAGTATTCTATCGCTTGCGGATCATGGCTACGGGACGCCTGGAGGCTGTCTTGGTATCAACTGCGGACACATGCTGACCCCGTTTGTACCTGGTATTAATGAGTTGCCAGAGCTAGGCCCGGACGTTAAAAACGTAACGCAAGAAGAAGCTATTAGAAATGCTAATGCTCAATCTAAGCAAAGGGCATACGAGCGAGCTATTCGCAAGTCTAAGGAGAAGCTACACGTTGCCGAGAAGTTAGGCGACCAGGAACTTATCAGCAAGTTTAAAAACAAAATCAGAGATCAACAGGCAACCTTGCGAGATTATATCGCGGACAAGCCTTTCTTACATCGTGACTATGCGAGGGAAAGGTATTTTAAACCAAACGAAGAATAAAGGCTTTTATAGCCTTTTTATTTTGCGCCCATTATCTGGATAAGAGGTGATTTCCTCCTTTTTTCTTACCTCTTGTGGGATCGTTACCCGCTGGGCGCTTTCGTTGACGGACGTAAACCGTCAAAATCGTCTACTGGACGTAAAACAGAAAGGAGTTTTAAACATGAGTTTAAAACGTGAGATGTTAGTTGATGCGGGTATCGAAGACAAGGAAACTATTGAGCGCATTATGGCAGCGTACGGGTCAGCAATCAAAGAGGCCAAGTCTGAAGTGCAAGCAGAAAACGACAGCTTGAAAACACAACTTGAACAACGGGACCAAGCTATCAAAGACTTACAGGCTAAAGAGGGAGCTAGTGAAGAAGCCAAGAAACAACTGGAAGAATTACAAGCCCAATTTGAAAGCTATAAGACCGAGAATGAAGCTAACCTTGCGCAAGTTAAGAAAACCAACGCGGTTGCATTGGCTTTGAAAGACGTGGGAGCGCATAACTCCGAAGACCTTATGAAGTTTATTGATCTTGACAAGATCGAGCTTGCAGAAAATGGTAAGCCAAAACTAGAAGAAACTATCAACGGTTTAAAGGAATCAAGCCCTTACCTTTTTGTGACAAAGGAAGAACCACAGGAACCACAGCCAAAGTTCGCGCTTGGTGGCAATCCGTCCGCTGGTGGTGATAGTGACCTCAGCCCGGAAGATAAAGCTCTATTTGCTGGCTTTGACAGCATTTAATAAATAAAAGAAAGTAGGATAAGCCTATATGACTATTAACTATGCAGCAAAATTTGATGCTAAAGTAGATGAGCGCTTTACCAAGGAAGCCCTCTCAACTGGTATCGTCAACTCTGACTATGACTTTACCGGTGTAGACACTGTTAAAGTGTACTCAATCCCAACTACAGCAATGAACGACTACGCGCTTACTGGTAACACCCGTTACGGTACGGCTGCTGAATTGGAAAACAATGTACAAACATTGACACTTACTAAAGACCGTTCATTCACATTTACGATCGACAAACGCTCAGTGCAAGACACTAATGGCGCTATGGAAGCAGGCAAGGCTCTTGCTCGCCAACTTTCAGAAGTTATCATTCCAGAAGTCGATACTTACCGCTTCGGCAAAGTCGTTGCTGGTGCTGATACAGCCAATGTAAAAACTGGCGCAGTAACTAAAAACAACGCTTATGAAGCAGTGCTTGACGGTCAAGTTAAATTGACTGATGCGCTTGTGCCGGAAGAAGGACGCAAGCTCCACGTATCTCCAGAGTTTTATAAACTCATCAAACTTGATCCATCATTCGTTAAAAACTCTGACCTTGGTCAAGAAGTAGCGTTCAAAGGTCAAGTGGGAGCTATCGACGGCTTGCCTGTTATCTTGACTCCAACTTCACGCTTGCCAGAAAACGTAGCGTTTGTTATCGCGCACCCTATTGCAACCACTTCTCCAGTTAAACTTGAAGACTACAAGATCCACGATAACCCACCAGGAATCAACGGATACCTTGTAGAGGGACGTATCCGTTACGATGCCTTTGTCCTTGACAGCAAGAAGAAAGCTATCTACGTGCATAAAACTGCGTAAGAGGTGACGAATGGCAGAAGAAACAAAAACAACTAAAACAGAAGCGGTAGCTGAACAGGTTGCGACGGTTTTGGTAAAAGGAGATGTAACTTTTACCATCACTGATCCCAATCTAGTATCTGCTTTTGTGACTAGCGGTTACGAGATCAAGGAGTAACGAATGGCGAAATATAAAGCTACTTGTAACTTTTTGATCGAGTCAACAGACCAAAACTTTGACGAGGGCACGGTCTACGAGTTAACGACTGCAGAAGCAGAAGAAATCAACCAAAAGACAAGTCTTGCCTTTGGTGAGGAATGGTTGGAACTTGTTTCTGACAGCGAACCCGTGGCCCAAAAGGTTATCTCTGAATAGGAGGTATCATGGCATACTTAACGCATGAAGAATATCGTGAGTTAGGTTTTGGCAGTACAAGCGAGTTTGATGAGCTACTAAAACGAGCAGAGCTAGCTATTGACCTCTTTATCCGTCATTTCTACGAGTTCCATGATTTTGATAAAGATCATAAAATTCGGAAAAAGGCCGTTAAACTTGCCGTTGCTTACCAGATTCAATACTTGGATAGTACGGGCATTTTAACAGCCGAGGATAAGCAGACAATATCAAGTACCACACTAGGACGTACATCGGTATCATACAGCTCAAATAACGGCTCTAGAGCGTCTGAAACGGCATCGGGGTATAATCTATCCCTTGACGCATTTAACGCTCTTAAATCGGCTGGATTTCTGTATAGCGGGGTGGATTATGGTCGTTATTGATAAACGGACACTTGTCGATTCGGTGACGATCTCAAAACCTACGGGCAAAAAAGACGGGTGGGGGAAAGAAGAATTCTCCTACCCTATTCTTTTAAGCCCAGTACGCTTCGACCGTAACTTTGACGGCCCTGGGTCAGTCAATAACCCGTCCGGACAAAAGAACCCGTCATTTAGAGCGCCTGGTGTTATCTTCGTATACCCTCAGTATTGTGATGTAGAGATTGATTCGTCATATCGTAACTCGATTGTAAAAGATGGCGACGATGAATATATCGTAAACAAGATCGTTCCTGTTTATGAGCCATTCAACCGCAAAGTCTTTTGCTACGAAATCGAGGTGATGTGATGGGTATCAATGTCACGATAGATTTGAGCGGAGCAACAAGGAAAACCTCGCAGGTATCAGAGCGTAAAGCACAGTTAGAGATCGCAAACCAAGCCTTACTAGATATGGAGCCGTATGTACCCTTATTGCATGGCCCGCTACGATCTAGCGGTCATGTAGCTGGCAATGGCTCACAGATTATCTACAATACACCATACGCACGCGCCCAGTTTTATGGTGGTGCTTATAACAAGTATCGCAGTTTTAGCTTTGGGAAGTATACCACTCCTGGAACTGGTAAACGCTGGGACTTAAAGGCATCGGCTAACCACGGGAACAAGTGGGCAGAAATTGGATTGAAAGCAATGGGATTGAATAAATGACAAGTAACAATGATTTTAACGTTGTTTTGCGCGATTTTATCAACACCCTCGGTCTACCGCTTGCTTGTGAGCTTGACTTTCTAAGCGAGCTGGACTCTTTGGTCCTATACCCGCTTCCAGGAGGTAAGGTTGAGCGTGTATATATGGACGGCTCAAGGGACGTTACTCTAATCTTTGAGATCGCAGTAAAGGTAAAGAATCAGCAAGTCGCTAGTGAGTGCCTTTGGGAAATTAACAAGGCACTATCTGAATTTGATCTGGTCTTACCGAGTCAAAACAACTCATATATTTTTAATAACCTAACTACTACCCAGCCGTCCTTAAACGAACGGGACGAGCAGGGTTTTTATATTTATCTGCAGGACATAACTGCAAACCTAACAATTTTGAATAACAAAGGAGTGTAATATATGGCACGTCAAAAGAACGCCCTACGCGGGCATTTTATCGCACCAGTCACTGACCCAAAGACTGAACCAGAAAAGGCAACTTATAAAGAGCTTGCAAAATGGATCGAAGATGTGGACGACGATACAGATGAAGCTACAACATCAGTCGCTTACTACGACGGAGATGGTACAGAAGAAACAACAGTTACATCTGTAAAAGGTTCATACACATTTAAAGGCACCTACGACAAAGAAGATGAAGCAATGGCTCTTATCGCTGGGTTGAAGTACAAACTCGGTAACGATCGCCTTGTTTGGCATAAAGTGGTAGATTCAGACGGCAAAAACCAACACGTCGGAATTGCTACCGTGTCAGCAATCAAGGCAGGCTCTGGGGCTGCTGCAAACTACGAGGAATTCTCTTGTAAGATTTCTTACAACTCACTTCCTAAAACCACTGCAGTCGTAGGCTAATAAGTAAAAGTAAAAGCGTTCCATTTTGGGACGCTCTTTTTTGTGCATTAAAGGAGGAAAAACATGTCTATTTCAATCGAACTAAAACGCAATCACATTCCCATTAAAATCGGAGAAATCGAACTCCAATTCGATACATCACTAGAGAATATCTCACGTCTTTCGTCGCTCCAAGAGGAGATCGCAGAACGCTTTAACAAGTATCAGTTAGAGCTGGTTGAACGCTCTAATAACGGAGAATTTGACGATCTTAAAGAGGGAATTGTTAACAAAGAAGTTATTGACGAAGCCTTTAAGATGCAGAAGAAAATGACGGAGATCAAGTATGATGTCTTATTCGGTGATGGTACCTTTGCTAAACTCTATGAACATTATCCAGACCTTGACGCTTTGGATCATGCATTTGATGAGGTAGATACCATGCTAGGAGCTGAACTCGACCGTCTAGGCCAAGAGCGAGCTAAAGCATCGGGTGCGGTTGCTGAATCGTTTGTAAAAAAAGCAAAAGCAAAGAAAACAAAGAAAACCAGCAAAAAGTAAAAAGGGGGACTGCTCATGAAATTAAATGAGCCTATACAGAACTCCTTTGAATTAAATGGGCGCACTTACGAGGTGGACTGCTCCTTTGATCTGGTGCTTGATGTCTTTGAGATGTTTGACAACGAAGTCATGAATAATCTTGAGAAGATGCGTACAGCGGTTTTAATGATGACGGACGAAGCCTTGGGTAACCCAGAGGATATAGTAGCCGTGTGGGAATATATCGACGAGCATTTTTTGAGGACAAAAAAAGAGCGCGTGGTTTATGACCGGCACGGAAACCCTATGCCGGTAGCCAAGGACGAAGAAGAAGATATTCGTTTGATTGATTTTGAAGTAGACGCCCAGGAAATTTACGCGAGCTTCGTGCAAGCGTACAACATCAACCTCTTTGAAGCACAAGGCCGGCTAACATGGCCCGAATTTATCGCACTATTGAACGGTATGCCAGAGGGAACGGCTGTATCTCAACTAGTGGAGATACGGTCTTGGAAGCCCTCGAAGAACGATAGTAGCGAGTATAAGGCCAAAATGAGACGGCTACAAAACAAATATAGATTAGATGGAAAGGAGGGAGATGAATAATGGCAGATGGAAAAATAGTAATTGACGTCCAGGTCAATGGTAAGAAACTCTCAGAGCTAGCAAACGACTTAAAACGTTTAGAAACTGAAGCCCGCAGATCGGGCCAAGGTGTCAAGAGTGCCGGAGACGGTATCCAGGCTACTGGTGATAAAGCTCTAAGAGCTGGGCAAGGTTTCAAGCGTGCCGGTGACCGTATGGCCGAGGGTGCGAAGCTATCCGAAACGTCAAGCAACGGCTTTCGTCGTGCTGGTGAGAAGATTAAAGAAAGCTCCGAAATTGCTTCAAACTCTGGGAACGGCTTTAAAAGAGCTGGCGAGAAGATCAAGGAAAGCTCAGAACTAGCTGGACGCTCTGGTAACGGTTTTAAACAAGCCGGAGAGAAAGTAAAAGAAAGCTCTGATCTTGCCCAAAGGTCGGGTGATGGCTTTAAACAAGCATCAAACAAAATCAAGTCAGCCAGCAATGAAGCTAGCTCTGGCGGTGAAGGCTTTAAACAAGCTGGTCACAAAGTGAAAGCCTCTGGCGAGGAAGCCAAAGGGGGCGGTGCTGGTTTTAAAAAGGCTGGTGAAGATGCCAAGGCAGGCGGTGACAAAGCTGGGCAAGGTGCTAAAGGCTTTGAGAAAATCAAAGACGCAATCAAAAACTTCTCAGTCGGTGCGGTAGCGTTTAAAGCTGTCAGCTCTGCGATGAACCTTGTAAGCCAGTCAATGGACAAGGCTATTGACCGCTTCGATACCTTGCAACGGTTCCCGAAAGTGATGAAATCACTCGGGCACTCATCGAAAGATGTAGCATCATCTACCAAGTTGCTTGCCGAGGGTATTGAGGGCTTACCAACTTCTCTTGATACGGTCGTAGCTACGACTCAAAAGCTAACCTCAATGACTGGTAACCTTAAACAGTCTACGAAGTTAACAATCGCTTTGAATAATGCATTCCTTGCTTCTGGAGCTTCTACTGAAGAAGCGTCGCGCGGTTTAACGCAGTACACCCAGATGTTATCATCTGGTAAGGTTGACTTGCAATCTTGGAAGACTTTGCAAGAAACCATGTCTTATGCCTTGCAGAAGACAGCAGAATCTTTTGGTTATGCTGGGGCATCGGCACAGAATGACCTCTACAAGGCTTTGCAAGATGGCAAGATAACTTTTAGTGATTTTAGTAAGCGTCTGGTTGAGCTGAATAAAGGAGTTAACGGCTTTGCTGAAATGGCGAAGAAAAACTCTGAGGGGATCAAGACATCATTTAATAATATTATCTTGGCCGTTGCAAAAGGTATAGCAAATATCATTACTGAGTTTGACAACTTGAGCAAGGCTGTCACTGGTAAGAGTATTGCCAAGCACTTGGATAGTATCAAAGACGCAATTAATAACACCTTTAATATCATTATTGGTGTCATTCGTGGTGCGACTCCAGTTGTTAAATCACTAGTGAGTGTACTAGGCTTTCTCAAACCTGTTTTAGACCCGCTTATCTCAATCTTCGCTGGTGTCGCAGGAGCAGTCTTGCTCTTTAAAGGAGCGATGCTGGGGTTATCCATTATCAAGGGTATTGGTAGCCTAATTGGTACACTTATCACTTCCCTGGTATCTCTGACCAGTACATCACTTGTAGCAACGGGTGCTACTACTGGACTCGCTGGGGCTTTAGCCTCACTATCTTCTGGTGGAGTCTTTCTGGTTGTCGGTGCTATTGCTGGCCTGGTGTCGTGGTTGACGCAGGAAAGCGAAGCGTCCAAGGAAGCCAAGGCCAAGAATGAAGAGTTTAAACGCTCCCTCGATGACTTACACGAAAGTGTTAACAAAGGCAATGAAGCCTATAAAGATCGTAGAAACGAGATCCAAGCGACAGCAGAGGACAATGAACGACTAGTCAAGAAGATCGACGAATTAAACGCAGTCGAGAATAAGACTGCAGCTCAAAAGAAAGAGCTTGCGTCAGCAGCAGAAACCCTTAACTCACGCATCGAGGGTCTAAATATCCAGTACGACAAGGCGACCGGCACAATCAATATGACAACGGACGCGATCCGTAAGCAGATTGAGATTGCCAAGGCATCGGCTGAAATTGAAGCCGCCAACCAGAAAATGGTAGAAAATGCCAAGAAGCGCCTTGAAATCAAGGATAAGATAAAGGAAGTTGAGAAACAGTACCAGGATCTTGTCGAAAAAACTGATAGCGTGGAAGAAGGCTCTTTCAGTAACTCGCGAATCCGTGAAGGGGCCAAGGCAGAATTTAAGAAAAAATACAACGAAGAAGTCAAGAAGCTTCAGGACGACATCAAGAAAACCGAGGATTCTGACAACGAATTAACTAATACAATCGTTAAAAACAACGAAGTCAAGGCCAAGTCTACAGAAGATGCGTCGGGTCGTCAAATTTTATCATTGAACACAATGAATGAGACCCAGAAGAAGTTAGTCGATGACATGAAGGCTCAGTACGAATCTCTTCGCGGTGAGGTTCAAAACGCATTTCAAGCGATTGAGCAACAAGCGGCATTATCTGCAGATCAAATGACTGCCAACTTGCAAAAGAATATTGACGCGGTTGATAAGTGGTCACAAAACCTTGAAATACTAGCAAAACGCGGACTTGACCAAGGACTTATTGAACAAATGCGACAGGCTGGTCCTAAAATGGCCAACCAAACGCAGGCCCTTGTAGATGCGTCCGATGAGCAACTAGGACGGCTCAATACTAAATGGACCGAAGCTGGGGATAAAGCCAAAGAAGGCTTCCTCCGTGGTATCAAGGCAACCGGTGTCGAGCTTGCTCCAGAAGTGCAAGCGATGGTTACCGCAATCGGTGTTGAGTTTAGACAAGCACTAATTGATGCAGGTTTTGATGTTAAAGCCCGTGAAATCCCTCAAAAAGTCGGAGAGGGCATCGAAGCGAACAAGGGCGCTGCAGCTCAAGCTATGAACAGCATGACGGAAGGTGCTAAACAAGCATTCAACAACTTGCCAACGGAAGCCAAGTATAGCGGATCACAGGTAAGTGGTCAGTATGCTCAAGGTATCACAGAAAACCAAGCATCAGCTCAAGGGGCTGTAGAGGGCCTTAAAAACGCATCTCTAGGTGTTTTGGCTAATTTGTTCGGTGAGGGGCAAGTAAAAGGTGCTGAACTTGGTGCTGGTGTCGGAGATGGTGTATTGAGCCGGTCTGATGTCGTGCAAGGTGCAGCTAACACCCTCAAGTCAAACGCTACTGCTACTATGGCAGGCATGGCCAGCGATGGACAGGCTAAAGGTTCGGAGTTTGGCTCTGGTATCGCACTCGGTATTGGTGTAGGCCAACAGGTAGCAGTTGGTGCAGCGTCTGCGATGAACCTTGCTATTTCGGCTCAGTTTTTGGCGATGTCCATGAACGGGCAACAGTACGGTTCGCAATTTGGTACAGGTATCGGCGGTGGTATTAATTCCTCGCAAGGTATTGCTACCGGTGCGTCTAACGCAATGAAGATGATGATTAATGCATCTGTTAGATCGCTAGGACATGACGGTAGAAATGCCGGATCACAATTTGGGTCTGGTGTCACTAGTGGGGTAGCAAGTCACAACGGGGCAGTATTTAACGCATCTAGCAACCTCAAGGCGTCGGCACACAACGGTATGTCTGGTGGATATAACGGTGGATACAATGCTGGTCTGTCCATTGGCGAGGGTATGATGGGCGGTATCTACGCGATGGCTGGAGCAGTTGCATCAGCAGCATCAAGCATTGCGTTCGGAGCCGTGGCAGCAGCTCGGTCTGCCTTGGCTATTAACTCGCCATCAAAAGTATTTAGAGATCAAGTCGGTCGCGCTATCCCGGAAGGTATGGCAGTAGGTATCGAGAAGTACGGCTACTATGTCGACGACTCAATGACTGACCTTGCGAATAAGACAGTAGAGTCCGGCAAGAAATACACGGACGGCTTTGGCTTCAACTTACCAGGTCGCGGTGATCTTGTCAGCGGTCTTACTGATACACTAGCTACACGCTTTGGCTATGCAGGCGGTGGAAGCTCAAACTCAAACGTGACAAACAACTATACACTTAATGCAAACGGTACGGCTAACGACAATTTCTTTAGTCCTGAAAATATGCGCAGGCTCTTGCGTGAGCTTGCTTACTATACGAATTTGGAAGGGGGTAGAATGGCTTAATGGGAAGTTTTACTTTTAACGGTGTTTCAAGCACTACTCACGGGCTACGAGTGACCAGCGACTATATTATTAGTTCGACTGGTAGCGACGTAGAAACAGTATCGGTCCCTGGTCGCGATGGTGATCTATTGATCTCAAAGAACCGTCTTAAATCGGTTACTATCGAACTGCCTTGTACCGTCCTTTCTAGTCGCAAACTCACAGATGCAGAAAGTGACATCAGTAACTGGCTCAATGTAGACGGCTATAAAGATCTGACTCTATCATGGGACCCAGATTTTATCTACCGGTCAGCATTTATTGAGACCTTCGAAGTGTCTAGCCTTATGCGCCAGTTTGGCAAAGTCAAGCTGAACTTTTTGACCTATCCAGTCAAATTTTATAAGCAAGGGCGCACAAGCCAAACACTTTCGAACGGTGCTACAGTCAACGGCATCGGCAACGTCAACGCAAAACCAATCATCACTCTAGTGGGATCTGGTGACTGTACACTTACAATCAACGGACGCAAGACTAAGTTAAAGGCCGTACAAAATAAGATCACGCTGGATATGCAAGCAAACCAGGTATTCTCTGGCAACTTGCAAGCATGGGATAAGGTTGTTCGATCTCCTCAATTCCAGATGCCTTACTTGGACGCTGGCAGAAATCTGATAAGCTGGGACGGGAATTTTACTGTTACCATGACACCAAACTGGGGGGTTAAGCTATGAGGCCTATACTATACAACGCGAATGAAACAGCGTTTGAAACCTACGGTTTGGGAGAAATTGACGCAACTAAGGCGCAAGTCACACGGGAACGAAACGGGAACTACACTCTTTATATCGAGTACCCGGCTAGTGGCCCGCTTGCCGGTACGTTTAAAAACGATATGCGGATCAAGTCTGATGCTGGTTTACGGACCAAAAATCAGACTTTCTTCATTTCCCGTATCCTTAAGGACAGTACAGGCATTTTAAAAGTCTATGCCAAACATATCAGCCACTTGACCGAAAAGATGGCTATTAGGAATAATACCAATGTATCGGGAACTGCTCAGGCAGCTTTGGCTATCTGGGCTTTAAATGCCCTGGGCGGTATTCGCTTTGATACATGGTCTGATATTGACTTGACTTCAAAGACAAGCTGGAATATCGCGGACTTCAAGACGGCGCGTGATGCCCTGGGTGGTGTCAAAGGCTCAATTCTTGATGTCTGGGGCGGTGAATATGAGTTTGACAATACAGTTATCAGACTGCATAAGCAACTAGGGCGCAAGAGTCCAACCGTTTTAGAATATGGTCGCAATATCTTGCGAGCAGAAGACGACCAAGACATCGAGGGAGCTTATACCAGTGTCTACCCTTATGCGACATACACCCCGGAAAATCAAGGATCTGGTGAGGGTGGAGCGACTAGTCAACAAGTAACAGTTGAACTACCCGAGAAGTATGTAGACGGTCCTTATATCGGCCTATACAATGAGCGACGGGTTTTGATCGTTGACTTCTCGTCTAACTTCAAAGACAAGGAAGTACCAACGATTGACAAGTTGCGCAGACTTGCCAAAGAGTACGCAATCAATAACCGCTTAGGACTCCCTAAAATCAATACTAAAATCGAGTATGTAGACTTATCAAAGACACTTGATTATAAACTTACCCAGATTTTGGAAGAAGCTGAACTTTGTGACATCGTACCGGTCTATTATCCTCAAATCGGGCTTACTAGTGAAGATGCCAAACTGACAACCATTGTCTATGATGTACTGTTAGAACAGAATGACAGCGTAGAGGTTGGTGTTATCGGTGATGGCTTTAAATCATCAATGACCAGCAACCTATCCGGTAAGATTGACGATTTAGCAAGCAATCAACAACGGCTGGTAAATACCTTGCCAGATTATCTCTTAAATGCTCAAGGTAACAAGGTTTGGTACAACCGTCCGGATAACAGCGAGCATAAAGTCGGTGATATCTGGTTTGAAAAGAACGGTCTATATGACCGCATGTATGTCTGGAACGGCTCTCAGTGGGAGAAACGGATCGACACAGAGGATATTGACAAGGTCAAGAAAGAGGTTGATAAACAGATCTCGGACGCTCAAGCCTCAACAACCCAAGCAATCGCGCAAGCCGACGCAAAGGCAGAAGAAGCCCTAAAGAAAGCCGGAACGCTACCAGACACTAGCAAGCTATCTGATCAGATCAAACAACAGATCTTGAACAGCCCGGACTTGCAGAACAAAGTCACGGAAGGGGTAAAAAGCGTTGACGGTGACACGATCTATAGTAAGATTGTGTCCAAAGTGACTCAACAATTCGCAACCGTGGGCCAGTTTGACGCTTTGGATCGGGTCCAAAACGATCAAGGGCGCGATCTTCTTAATCTGTCCAAACAGATCACGGCTCAGACCCTAGAATATAACAAGATCACGGAATCTAATAAGATGTACGAGCGTATCCTTGGTAAGAGCGAGAGCGAAGCTCCGGACAAGCTATCTCGATTGGTTATGTCCAGTGATATCTTTCAGACGGAAGTCGGGAAGTACGTCACTAGTGACAATAATTTGATTGTTAACTCAGAGACGATGGATCAGCACGTTTTAGTAAACGAAAATTGGCCCGGTGTCAATGTATCTGTCAGCGATGGAGTTTTTACGATCAAAGCACAGGGCGCAACGTCTTATAACTGGTCGGGGTTCACACTCCCAATTTACGTTCGCAAGATTTATCGTGGTGAAACGTATTCCGTTGGTTTTAAATACCGTGTTCGTGGGGCGCTTGATAGTGATTTTAACGTTATTATCAAAAACCACATTTTGAATCGCGCAGCGTTCGTAGCTACAGCCGCACGCGCTAGTACCCCTGTATCGGACGAATGGAAAGAATTTCAAGGGACGTTTTATATGTCCTCAGATTTTGAGTTCGGCAATCACAGGAACTTACCATTTTATGTGTATGTTACCAAAAACGGCTGGGTAGAAATTAAAGAAATTATGCTTGTCCGTGGATCGCGTACTGGTCCATACAAACCGAGCCAGTTTGACGACGCTTTTGCTGAAACAAAGGCCCTCGGTTCAAAAATGACCTCGAAAATCGGTGAAGTGTCTGGCGAAACTGATGAAGCGAAGCAGATCGCGCTTACAGCCCAAGCCCGCGCTGGAAGTGCTCAAGCTAAGGCAGACAGTGCGCAAGCGATAGCGGAAGGCGCTGAAAGTAGAGCTAACACAGCAGTAACAGGCGCCGCTAATGCACGAATGAAAGCCGATAGTGCTCAAGCCAAAGCGGAAAGCGCACAAACTAAAGCGGAAAATGCGCAAGCAAGAGCTGCACAAGTTGCCGAGCAGGCCAGACAAGCCCAACAGATGGCAGAAGCTATACGGACCCAAGTCACGCAACTTGCGGGAACGTATTCGATCAAGAATATCAATAGTGCGGGCGATATATTGGGCCAGCTCAACCTCAACAAAGACGGATCAATCAAGCTGAATGAAGCACTCATCGCGATTGGTGAGAAAACCTACGTCAAAGACGGGGTTATAAAAAAGGCGATGATTGGAGATGGTCAGATCGGAACTGCCCATATTGGAGAGATTGACGCAAACATAGCAAGACTTATCAACGTATCGTCAAAGAACATTGTATCAGATGGGCTTACAGCTAATATTATTCACGGTGGTGTTTTAGCCTCAAAGAATGGAAAGTTGAAATTTGACCTTGACAATAGCGCGTTAGAATCGACGTCTGACGAATCAGTAATAAAAAGAATAGGTTCGGGAGCTAATTTTCCAACTCAATTTTTGAAATTTAGCAAAGGTTGGGTACAAAGCCGCTCACAACCAGTCGGAATGACGATTCTGGGATCGAACCGATACGGAGACGGCCGGTCTGAAGATGGAAATTCTGGTGGCTTCACTGGTATTCGAATCTGGAATGGATCAAATGCTGAAGGCTACGCAGACTCGGTCGACGTTGTTGGAGATGAAATTGTTTTGTGTGATTCTCCTTTTCAAAACCGCAATGGGTGGCTTATGAAAACGACTTATTCGGACACGTCGTTATTCTCAATAACAAACAAGAGAAATTCGCGAATTTATGCCGGAGATTTTTTGTTTGAAAAAGCTGGCGGAGGAAACGCAAGTTTACGCCAGATTCTTTGGCAAATCGGGGATAATATTGCTCAGTTATACAGGTTCCGCGCACAAAATAATGAAGGGACTCCCGGCTGGAATGACACCAACAAATGGGGGTGGAGTTAACATGGACACAGTAAATAAAATTATAAATGAGATCTCGCAGAATCTCGCAAATGCTATCGTTGAGGCTACAAAATATACGGTCTTATACAAGGAAGCAAACGAAGAAAACAAGCGCGTAAACGAGCTACTAGCTAAGTTTAACGACGTTTTAGATAGCGATCAAGCACTCAAAGAGTTGTTCGATGAAACAGCTCAAAAATTAGAAGAACAAAAGGACTAAACACA